GTCCCTTCCAAACAAAGATTCGCTGTCCGTGTTTCGAATTATTATATGAACAACCGCAAAATATATATTTCGGAACTAGCCCAACTATTCCGGATATACAGCGATAAAATCGCGAAAAAGGGCGCGCAATTGTCCTGTAAGACATTACATACTCAGTCTGTCGATTTCGACCTTTTAACCCATCAATTGGTGGTCCGCGATTATTTGAATTTATACACACCTTATCGTGGGTTGTTATTGTACCACGGTCTAGGTTCAGGTAAGACGTGTACTTCGATTGGAATCGCTGAAGGAATGAAATCGGGCAAACAAATTGTTTTAATGACCCCTGCTTCCCTCAAAATGAATTTTTTCAATGAACTCAAGAAGTGTGGAGATGCCCTCTATAAAAAGAATCAGTTCTGGGAGTTCGTTCCCATTGATGGAGATGTTCGCAGAGGGCCTCTTTTAGCTCAAGTTCTCGGGCTTGACCCGGAATATGTCAGAAGACACAAGGGGGCCTGGTTGATGAATGTCACGAAGAGACCAAATTTCGAGGCCCTATCGGATAACGACCAGAAAAATGTCGACCAACAAATAGACGAAATGATCCGGAATAAATACCTGGATATCAATTACAATGGTATTCGCAAAGAAAAATTAGAAGAAATGTCGAATGGTGGTACCCGCAATATTTTTGATAATAAAGTCGTTATTATTGACGAGGCCCACAATTTAGTAAGTAATATTGCTAATTCAGGACACATACGAGGAACCAAAGCATATAGGTTTTATCACGATTTAATGGACGCAACTAATGCGAAGGTTATCTTCTTGACAGGGACACCCATTATTAATAAACCGCGTGAGATAGCCATTTTATTCAATATGTTGCGAGGATATATTAAAACCTGGACATTTACTTTACAGACGACCACGAGTGATAAAGTCAATACGGAGATATTATTGAATGCTTTTAGAGCAGAGGGATTAACGATGTATGACTATGTTGAATATACCACGAATAAATTGGTTATTACACGTAATCCTTTTGGATTTGTGAATGTTTACAATAGGGGGTCTAAACCTGGAAAACGAGGAGGTAAAACAAAGAAGGGTCGTAGTTTAAAGAAGACAAAGGCTGTCACGAAGAAGATTCGCGAAATATACGACGATGATGAGGGGCCGGTCGATGACGACCAACGAGACCTACAAAAAGGGTATAACGAATTAAATAATCCTTACGAAGGTGGCGGTTTAGCGGATGATTCGAGTAGTTTGGTCGAAGGAGGTGGAGCCTATGAGGACTATGCCGGTGTCAGGTTAGATGAAATGGGGAATATCAGCGATCATGTCTTCGAGACCAAGTTAACCAAAATTCTAAACAATCTAGGAATTCGTGTCGTAGGGAAACCAAAATTAGTCAAAAATACATGTCTTCCTGATAACGAAGATGTTTTCAATGAGAACTTTATTAATGGAGAAAAAGGTGAATTAATTAATATAGACCTTCTTAAACGCCGTATATTGGGTCTTACATCGTATTTCAGGTCGGCTCAAGAATCATTATTACCAGCCTTCGTGAAAACCCCTGCTGGTTCGAATTACAATATTGTCAACATAGATATGAGCGATTATCAATTCGAAGAATACGAAAAAATTCGTAAAGAAGAGCGAGAGGAAAAAAAACGGCGAAAGAAGAAAACAAAAAAAGTGGCGGATGAGGATGAAAAAGAGGCGAGTACATATCGTATTTATTCTAGGTCGGCATGTAATTTCATTTTTCCAGCAGAACATCCCAGACCGCGTGGTCATTCGAAGTACGATTTGGCGACGAATGCCGACGAATATTTCGAAGAGGAAGATCCTGAAGCAAATGAATTGTCAAAAGGCTTAGCTAAAGAAATAGTATCGGTCTTAAACAAACCGGATGTCGACGAGGAAAACCCTCTTGTGAAACTTGTTGCAAAAGGCTTGAAAAAAGGCATGGTCAACAAGGAAGAACTTGGCGCAGAAGTCAAACAAACAATTGCTGGTGTCCCAACCGTAGAAATAGCAGCCGAATCCCAAATACGTGACGCATATGATTTCTTGAGATACGACCCCGATAGAAGACGTTCCAAAGAATATCTAACAGAAGACCAATTAGGATTGTATAGCCCGAAATACTTACAAATCTTGCGTAATATAAAAGCCGAAGAGAACCGGGGACTTCATTTACTATACAGTCAATTCCGTTCTCTCGAAGGAATCGGGTTATTTAAATTGGTTTTGGAGGCGAATGGATTCGTAGAATTCAAATTGGTCAAGAAGGATAATCAATGGGAAATAGTCGATTGGGATAAGGACCCCGAAAAACCAAGATTCGCTCTTTATACAGGAACCGAAACGGCCGAAGAGAAGGATATTGTTCGTAATATTTACAATGGTTCTTGGCACATAGTTCCGCCATCCATCGTTGAAAGGCTGCGAGAACGTAATGCCGATAACTTATACGGAGAGGTTATAAAGGTATTAATGATTACGGCTTCTGGAGCAGAGGGTATCAACTTGCGTAATACTCGATATGTTCATATAATGGAGCCCTATTGGAATATGGTGCGTGTGGACCAAGTGGTAGGTCGTGCTAGGCGTATTTGTAGTCATGAGGATTTACCAGAGGAGTTGAGAACCGTTGAAATCTTCATTTATTTGTGTAGGGCCACTCCGGAACAAGTAGATAAAAATCTGGAATTGAAAATAAACGATTTGAGTAAATTGGCGTATGGTGTTCATGACGAAAAACGAGGACGCGAAATCATGGAACGTATTCCTTTTACGACGGACCAGTATTTGTTGGAGATAGCTCATATAAAGGATTCGATTACGAAACAGATTTTGACGGTTGTTAAAGAGACGGCGATGGATTGTTCTCTTTACAATAACAACCCGGAAGAACCGCTCGTGTGCTATGGATTCGGAGAAGTCGAGCCCCAGAGTTTCGCTTCTTATCCTACTTTGGAACGCGATAGTCAAGAAAAACCTGCTCAAGCAAAAGAAAAGAGGAGTTATATGGCTGTTAAGGTGGAAGAGGTTAGTTATGCTGTTGATAAGAAATCATTGGTTGTTTATGACATGGAAAGTTATAAGAAGGCGAAGGAAAAGAGGGGCGAATTGGTCGAAGTCGGAAGATATGATGAGAGAACCAAGAAGGTTATTTTTCTATAGTGGGTTCGATGAACGGATTCATACGTGGTTCTACTTCACTATCCCATCACTTAGATATATTTTAAATAAAAATATATTATAAGACCTTATTATTCATAAAGGAATTAAATTGAATACAAAGATATTATATATGACAACTATACCACTTGGTGCACTTAATAAAAAAACTGGAGAATATATTTACCCAAAAATAGCAAATAAAATAGACGAATATTCTTGTGTAGAATGTCATAAAGATTTAATAATATGTAAAGGAAATGTACGAGTTCATCATTTTAGACACAAGATAGATACTATAAACCCATGTAATCATTATAGTTCTCCAACAGAAAGTCAAATACATAAAGACGCAAAATTATTATTGAAAACATTATTGGAAAAAAATATATGTATGTCATTTATTAGAAAATGTTATCATTGTAAAAATAATGAAGAATATGAAATACCATCAATTACAAATACTTCTTCTATAGAATTAGAATATAGATTTGAATATAATGGTCCAAAAATCGCGGATATTGCATATATTGATAATGGAGAAATAGTATGTATTTTTGAAATATGTCATACACATAAAACTAAAAATGAAAATCGACCGGAGCCATGGTTCGAATTAGATGCTTTATCTTTAATACAAAATGTTAATGATACAAATATAACTACAATAAAAATAAATTGTATTAGGTCTGAAAAATGTGATATTTGTATACATGAAGAAATAGTAAATATTGAAAAGAAGAAAGAAGCATTAGATATTTTATATAATTGGTTTCAAATTGGAGGATTTAACATACCACCTTTTTCATTTCATGATAAAGATTTTGCTGGTGTAAAAAAAAATGTCAAAAGTGAATTCACTAATGAAATTTTTGATTTAATTTTATATGAGGGTATTGATGATAAATATGAAGAATATTGTATTCGATTAATTTATAATTCTTCAAATTATTATTTTATAAATGAGAACAATTATGCTCAGTTGGGTATTGGTGTATATTATTTAGATATAAATTGGATTTTACACCAAAAAGATATACCAATCCAAATAAAATATATTGCTTCGTTAGATTATTATTGTTATAATAGAATGAGTGAAACTTGTATAAGTTGTAAATCTGATTGGCCATTTTTTGTAAAACGAATGAATTTATCAACAGAATATAAAATTATTCATATTGGTTGTTCTGGATGTGGATATAATTCTAATACTGAATATGTTAATTGTAATAGATGTAATTCATGCGATACTCCATTATGTGTAAGAGAAACAAATATAATAAGTAAAAATATTTGTAAACCATGTGATATAGATTTATATTGTAGCGGCAATATATATTTATATGTTAACTTTAATGAAAAAGATGAAGTTAAAAAACTTGGAGGAACGTGGGATAGTAAATATAAAAAATGGTTTATAAATAAAAATAATAAAAATATTGATACTATTCTTAAAAATTATCAACGAATCAAATGGTAAATAATATTGATATATAAATATATTTTATTTATATAAACAAACAGCCATGTTATCCCCATTTCAAAGAAAAATCCGGAATCTACCGAATGAAATCCAGCATATTATAATATCGTATTCTTACAATCCACAACAACCAGCCCTATTATATGATATCAAAGGATTCCATCAATCGATTGATATCCTATATGATTTCATAAATGAAAATGAAAATACTCATAATTATTATTTTATATCGGCGAAAGACGACATTCATAATGAACTTTTCAATTATGTTTATTATAATATTTGCGAAGGAACAATAGATTCAGTAAATACACAGTTTTTTTATAGGTCATTTATGTACACGACCAATAAACCGTATTATTATTTATTCAATGAAAATAATTCTCTAGATTCACAAATACGAGCAATATGGGGGCTCTTTACGAATGTTGAAAGATACGATTTCATAGATTATCTTTCATTTGAAATTGCGGATTTTGAACACGATTCGGATGATGATGAAGAAGATTTCGATTTTTAATGAGAAAAGATATTATAGTTCTTGACATTTTTAGCACCGACTTGGACGGGCACTCTGGCTCCGCCTCCACGAACACGCGCAAGAGCATCTATTCTTACATTATTATCGGAAGTCGTATTGAACGATTGGGGTCCAGTAGTATTAAGTGCGGCACCAGTTGCTCGGCGTCTCTGGTGCATTGTTACTTTCGACGCATCTCGATTGCCTCCAATCCATTTCTTTTGGACGGTTGTTTTGGGACCATCTATAACGAATCCATGCTGGATTGCCGGAGAACTTCTTTGAACTATCGATTTGCTTATTTGAGGAATAGCAAAATTCGTTCTCGGATTATAAGATTTTTTAAACAATTTTCGGTCGAGTTCGAATGATTGTTCATTATTACTTGTTAAATTCTTCAATGGCATAGCATTTGGTGCGTTTATGACACCATTGTTTAATTGATTAATAATAGGTCTACCGTCTTTATTCATATATGTTTTCAATATATTTTATTTCGTAATAAAATATATATGTCAGAAAGAAAAATATCACAACGAAAAATCCCAAAAAGATACATCCCAAGAACTTTATCAAAAAGAGACGCGATAAAACAAAAGGCTTTTATTAATAGGTCAAGAAGAGCATATCCTAAAGGTATTTTTTTTAACCGTCCATCCGTGGCCTCATTTAAATCAAAGCCTTCGTCTCATGTGTATAGAGCGACCAATCTATATGGTGTCCCGAATATGATTCCTACCAAGGATTTAGTAAGAGCGACTGGATGCAAACGATGGGCATTAAAGAAAATAATAAACAAAGGCGAAGGAGCATATTATTCTTCAGGAAGCCGCCCCAATCAGACTCCACAATCGTGGGGATATGCCAGATTAGGTTCGGCCCTAACAGGAGGTCCAAGTTCTCAAATCGATTACAAGATTCTTGAAAAAGGCTGTTCTAAAAAATCTCGGCCAATTCAATTAGCAAACCAATTTCGAAAGACTAATAAAAAAAGATAAAAAGAGGTCACACTTCCACAGATATGAACCCATTTTGAATATCACTGTAAGACGGCCTCTGGAATCCCACACTGGGTTCGAAAGCATACCAATTATCGACCGGTTGTAAGACTTTCCATGATTGGTCTGTAAAATAATTGCCCCATTTGCCCGTTTTCATATATTCTGTAAGGTCCTTTGCGTAGATGTCAAGAAGAGTTGGTATGTATGACCGTTTTATAAGATACCCCGAAGTGGTCTGGGAATTGAGAATACGGATTATCTTTTCATTATCCTTTGTTTTTATCCCAGTATCTTTGGATTCTACTGTATTATGGCCCAACATTACGACATCCCATTTTTTGATGTTCTCAAAAAATAAATCCAGCATCTTATTAAAATAGTCCATGTCTTTTATCATAAAATCGTCTTCGCAAATAAGGATGTTCTCTCCTTTACCATCTGATAGGGCTTTATTGAGTGCCGTCACGTGTGACATAAGACATCCTACAGCACCATTATCCGGATAATGATGCGCAGTGATTTTGATTATCCTATCCTCATCCACTTCATTGAAATTATCTAAAAATTCTTGTTTCCTATCTGTGCGTTTATCCAGATTGATATAATAAATGGCGTCGATTTTTTTGTTGAATGACGGTCTACTATCATCGAATCCTTCTTTTTTATAAGATAGTTTATTCGACCATATAGGTAATAAAAAAATGGATAAAAAAAGAATCAATATAATAGTTTGTATATTATTTAAAACTCTAGATGAAAATTTCATATAAATAATTCTGACATTTTATATATTTGTCAAAAAGAAGATATAGAAAATACCTTTAGAAAATATATTATGAACGAGGCAAATAACGTATTAACCGTCCAGACGGTCCAAATACAACCTGTCAGAAATACTATAACTGCCATTAAAGATATTCTAACAGACGCCACGATCACATTTACAAAAGACGGATTGAAAATAATAAATTTCGATAAGACACATACGATTCTAGTAAATGTTACCCTATACGCGCATAAGTTCGAGAAGTATTCTTGTGGTCCCGATAAGATTATCATTTGTGCTAATACACTCCATCTTTTCAAGGTTATAACGACAATGTCGAACGACGATACATTGACGATGTATATTGAAAAGACAGATTATCACGAAGGAATTGTCAGCCACTTGGGTCTCCAATACGACAACGGGGATATCAAACAGTGTTATAACCAAAAACTCCGGTTGATAGAACCCGATACTGAAGAACTCATTGTTCCTGATGTGGAATACTCGACTGTTATTAATTTGCCTACGGCGGATTTCCAGAAGATTATTCGCGATTTGAATGGTATTTCGGACCGTATCGAAATAAAATCGGTGGGAAGCGAACTCATTTTTTCTTGTGAGGGGAATTTTGCTAGTTCTCGTATATCGAGAACGGAGTCGGATGGTTGTATGAATTTTATTCAGAAGACTGATGCGTCTAGGATCATACAGGGTGAATTCTCGCTAAAATCTCTCAGCCATTTTATTAAATGCACACCGCTTTGTAGCCATTTGGAGATGTATTTGGGAAATGATTTGCCGCTTATCATTAAATACGACGTAGCATCATTGGGAGAGATTAAACTATGTTTGGCCCCGTTACCGCCGTCTTCTTAATATCCCGATTGTGCGTGTGTCATGAAGATTATATAATATAACTATATACGATGTCGCGTGAGTCGGTTATCCAACAAACATTAGAAAACCAAGATTTCATGCAACGTGTTTCTATGACCATGAATGTAATAATCGAATTCTACAGAATGCTCGTTTCAACTCTTTTGATTTTGTTTGTCCCACAGAATTGTGATGGTCATCTGTGTTCATTTAATGAGAACCTAGTATGGCAAGACCATGTATATAATACAAGTCTTACGTTTAATTTCATAACCTTATTTGCGTTTGTTGCTTTATATGGTGTCGAAATTATTAGAGAGAACCGAATGATTTCTTATTTAGAAGTAAACCCAGAGAATGCCCGGGATAATAAAAGTATAACGAAAATATTGGAGAACCTACCGGCGACTTATCGCGAACAAATATATTCCATCGATTCCATTTATCAAAAAACGTCGTATGCTTGTATTTTGGTATTCATTATAAATACCGTTTTCAGTGGGATAACTATATACAAATATAATTATGGAAATCAGACAACAACGACATTTATTACCAATGTTCTCTTCATGACAACAAAGGTATATTATACTTATTATGTTGCGAATACTGATAAATCCATTTTTTATTCAGCATATCTACATGACCGTGTCCAGTACAATGATATTGACCCTAAAATTAAGAGAGATATTGAAAATGGGTTTTTGGCTTCTATTCAACATCCGACACATTATGCGCAATTAAGAGAACCTGTAGAATTATTGACACAAGAAATAAATGAAATAAGAGAAGACTTTTTGGATAAACCGATTGAAGAAGATGTCATGAAGGGAATATATGATGACGCCGATGATGTCGATTACTCTTTAGGATTCCCCTTAGAATTACCTAGGAATAATAATCAAATAGAATTAGAGTTCGAACTCCCTGTAGGCAAGACATTTATAGATTTACCGAACGAAGTGGACGAAGAAGACCCCAATAAAGAAGTCGTCGATTTAATTCGAGAATCCGTGAAAGAGGTTCTCGCTGAAATGAGAAGAAAAATGGAATTACGAAATCTAGAAGAATAAATATACGTATAAATAAATCTGTATATAAAATTGATTGCTTTTTCTTTCATTTCATTAAAGTCATATTTCCCAGCGTTCAATCAAAATATGCAAACCCAACAAATCACTCTTTTTGACAAGGCTATTAAGGGCGGCGGAAGAGCCAAAAATGATGCCAATAATAAAGTCAGAGAAGAGATCCTACAGGCATTATCTGAAGGCAAGATTCCAACGGAGTTCTATCAAGACGCAACAAACGGAACAAAGTGGTCTCATATTAAGGATGGATTTCATGAAAAAATCCACGAAATATGCCCACTAGAATTCGATTCCTATAAGATGACACAAAAGGCGGGCCGAAATTTCAACTACGATTTTGCTGTAGACTACTTCCGTTTGGGTTCCCTAGTATATTCGGCAAAAGTTGAGTTCAAGTTCGGGGCCAAATCTATCGGCAAGCTTCCACAGTTCTACCAAAAGAATACAAATTGGGATATCATCAACGGACCTTCATATCATGAATACTTTTATGACAACTTTCTGCCACAGATTTTGGCACTAGACCCAGAGGCCCCGCCATTGATCGAACGAGATGACTATATAAGATTAGTCATGATAATTAACTCAAAGACCCTTCCATTCTTTCACTATCTTAGGGAAGCAAAAGAAATAGAATCTGTTAAAAGAAAAGCCCTAATTGAAAAATCAATTGCGGATTACTTGAAGGAATATGGCGCTGAAATCGACTTGACGAAATTCGGTAGAACAATAGCGGAGACACAAGAAGGCAAACAATATCTTCTTTATGACCCCGTTTCAAAGGCTTTCTATTTGGACCAAGCGGATTTCTCGACGAGCTCTTTAGTTTATGGAGGAGTTGTCAAAAACAATACTATTATAATCAACTCTGGTAAACATCAATTCGGGCTGCTTCTCAGATGGAAAAATACGAATGGCATTTTGAATCCAGCATGGCAAGTAAGTGTAAAACCGATTGCTTAATCTTCCTATATTTATGTAAAGAAAAGCGCGTAAATTACATCAAAAATAAAAATAAAACAAAAATAAAAGATAAAAAAATAAATGTGTATATCGGTTGGGCCTCCGATTTTTTTTATAAATAAATCGGAAGCATGGTTTCTAATTCGGTTTTTGACAAAGCCCCATTCCCAATAAAAGTTTTCAAAAACTCAGTTGTGCGTGGGTCCTGAAAAGATTTTATAATCCCCGAAAAATCCTGATTTGTAGGATGAGTTATCACATTCAAGTGATTCTCTACCAAATACGGTCTACTTGAATCTACAAAAGCATATGACAATTTGTAAACAGAATTCCCGTTTCCACGATTGACAACCACTCCATTTGTAGAAATCCCAGGAAGATTAATAAACTGTTTTTTTTCTTCATTCGAGAAAGTTTTGATATCGATTTTGTTACCGACCACATTCGAATTATAAATCAATAGCGTCTTCGTCGAATCATTGGTTAAATCTTTCTTCTTTTCATTCCAGACAATCGACCCAGTCTTTACAGAGTATCCCAGAGCTTTCAATGTAGTCGAATTTTGTATGAGTCTAGAGAATCTTTCGGGATTTGTCACGAAAATATTATTATCACCCAGTTTGGCGGAGAATGGGCTGATTCTTTCTAATAAATGAACTGCGTTTTTTTCTACGATTAATCCGAAAGTCGCCTGTTGAGTGTCCAAGAAATCATTACAGTCTTCGAAATCGAGAAGGTCTTTGACAATACATGTCTTATTAATAAACAAACGGACTTCTTCATAATAGGCCGAGTTCAAGAAACTCTTTGGCAAAACAAACGCAAGGACACCGCCAGGTTTCAATTGGACTAGAGCATGAAGGATGAATATAGTGAATATGTTGGGTCGTCCTGTTATTAACGCACGATATTCCAGAGGAACTTGTTCTTTTTGACAAACGAAATAAGGCGGATTACCGACAACCAAATCATATTCTTCAGGTTTATTATATTTCAAGAAATCTTCATGAACCAGATGGATACGGTCTGATTCAAGCGTTTTTATACTGTCATAAACAGTTCTATTCCATTCGATCCCATCGACGGTTGATTTATCATATATTTTTGAAACTGCCAAAAGAATTTCGCAAGTTCCACATGATGGTTCAAGAATTTTTATAAACGGCTGTGGAAAAAGCGATTTAATCCTGGCTAATAGCCTGTCGGTTATACTCGGAGGTGTCACGAAGAAACCATATTCCTTCTTTTCGGCTTTGGATAATCGGCGAGTAACGTCGATGGTTAATTGACTGTATTCTGACATTTTATATATTATTTATTCATATGATTTCGTATCAATTTTATACGGAATCATAATTATATAGGGCTGGACGTAAAATTGATTGTTTTTACAGGAATTTCATGAAGAGTATATTTTAGAAAATCAAATGGCCTACTGTGAATTATGCCGAAAAGAAGGACATATTGTGTTTGAGTGTGATGCGGATAGAGCGACAACGGTAGACGAAGCGGTTAACCATTGGTTTAGTTTTATATTGAATCAATATCAATGGAATTCCGCGCAAAATGTTCATAAAGAATCATTTATAGAAGCTAATCATATGAACCGATTATCCAAGGGAGATTTATTGTATTTACTCCGTGGTTTCATATACCCATTAAATTGGTGCGAGTTTTCAAAGATGTATAATCGAGACCAATACGCATGTTTCTATTTAGGATACAAAACGAGAGAATTCATTGATTCTTCTGAATATGGGTTTCTTAATGAGGGTTCAAAAACGAGGGTTAGAGCAGACATGCAATACTGGTTGAATCGGGCTTGCTTCGGTCAAGAAGTAGCCGATGAACTCTGGCTTATTGATTTAGAGGAACCGGATAATGGACCTCTTCCATGCGTTATTCAGACTTCCGATTGTGCTGTATGTCTTCGTGACAATTTAGAACATTGTGAAATGGCGGTATTTAGTTGCGGACACAATTTCTGTGCTGGATGTTCTAATACAATGGTCTTGCATATGACCCCAATAGTTTGTCCTCTTTGTAGGGCACACGTGAACCAGATAACCCAATACATGAACAATGGAAATTTCTCAATACAATCTATATGACAAAATCACAAGAAATCCGGAAATATTCGAATCCTTCAGAAGTTTATAGAAGGGCTTCTAAATATATGGGTAAGACAGCAAAAATAGGGCTATCAACAAAACGCGATAAAAAATACATGATAACGACACCAAATGGACGTATTGTTCATTTCGGTCAGATGGGATATAAGGATTTTACTTTTACACATAATAAGACAAAAAGAAAAAATTATTTAAGACGTTCAGCCAAAATACGAGGGGATTGGGCCAAAGATAAATATAGTCCAAATAATTTAGCTAGGAAACTTCTTTGGTGATATATTTATTTTTCCATTTTTTTTGTAAAATTGTAATACATTTTATAAATTTTTTCCAATCATTTTCCCATATTTCAATAATATTATAACCTTTATTTTTAATAAAATTTGATTTTTCTATAGTTTTTTCATATAATTCTCCATAAGTTACAAGTAATTTTGGATTTAATGTTGTTTTATCATATAATTTAGGATTTCCATGCCAAAAGTCTCCATGAAATTCAAATATTGTATTTATAGTATCTGAATAACCATCAGCTTTATATCTTGAATCTGGTATAATATATTCTCCTTTATTTTCAGCATGTTGTATATCAGTTAAATATTTTATTTTCATATAATTCAACCAATCTATACTAATATGTGAATGTCTATTAGAACATTTAAAACATTCTTTACCATTTTTATGAAGATATGGAAATATATCAAATTCTCCATGATATTTACATATTACAGTTATTCTAGAAGAACCGCCTTTCCAAATTACAGAAGAATAATCATATTTATCATTGTATAATTTAATAAATTCATTATAGTATAATTCGAATGGTTTGGTTTTAGATTTTATACATAATTCTTTTCCACATCCAGGACATCCTTTACCTCTTAAATGATTATTTGGTGTAATTTTAAATTCACCATGGGTTTTACATATAATAATTAATTTTGTTACAGCATTAATATATTCTGATTTTGAATAATCATAAAAATTATTATGAATTAAATTCGATTTTGATTCAAAATTAATTTTACTAGTGTTTTTTAGTTCATTATTTCGAATATTTGATTCATTCGCACATCTTTTACACCCATATTTACAATGATTTGATGGTAATTGTTCAAATTCACCATGTTTTTTACAAATTATAATAATTTTAATATTATTTTTTATATAATTTAATTTAGAATAATCATATCTATCTCCCCATATATTTATGTACCGTTCAATTAAAAATTGAGAATTTATTTTTTTATTTTCTTTTCTTTTTTCTATAGATTGAGAAATCATAATTATATAATATTTATATCTTTATTATTTTCTAAAATCATAAAGATATAATAATAATTTAAGTTTTTATCCATATAAAAAAATGGCGGAGCCTAGGAAAGGTTTGTGAAGCATAGTATGGGGGCCAGCGAAGCGGAAGCCTTGGTACAGCTCAGCGGCCCCTACTTAAAATTCTGGCTCGTGTCTTTTAAATAAACATCCTTGAATGGGTAAATTCATAATCTGTTTAATAAACGCGGGGTCCTGAAAAGCCGTTGTATCTAACCAAATCTTTACAATGCAAAAATTTTTTTTTGGTGAAATAGTAATTCCATTTATATGTTTTGAATGAGCGGGGTTCGTTGTAAGCGTCTCTCCACAAGAGAGCAACATCAGAATCTTCCATACATCGGATACTTGTTTATTCAATATACGATACGAAAAACATCCGCCCGTTCTATTTTTAGGGTCCTCCCACATTGGAGCAATCCCTTTGCGCATCAAGAAAAGCATACAGCGCATTATTACTTGCTCTGGCATAGATTTATTAATAGCCAAGACTTCTTCGGCGAATTGAATATCTCCCAAAATCGTGGTGTAACTGTTGGCATCCCAATTCTTGTCGTCTGGTAAATGGTAATATAAATTCCATTTATCATTCAATTCATATTTTGGGGACTGAATACTCACTGCATCCATCAAAACACCTATACTATACTATATATAAAATCTTTATATTGATTTATCGCCTATTTATATTCTATCTTCTGTAGCCAAATTCAAAAGGAGTATATAAAGATCCTAAATTATTCGAAGGGTCAACAAAAAGAGGTTCTTTGTCCGAGTCATCTTCTTCTGAAGAGCCCATATATCCGGCGACCTCATCATCCGCATCATCGTCTTCGGTTTTAGTTTTAATATTATCATCGGTGACCATTATATACCCATCTTCTTTCAATAATAAATGGGTTTCAAATCCAAAATCAATCATACTACATTCCGAGTCTAGAATACGAATCTTATAGCGGTTGTCAAAAAAATAACTAATAGATTGGTATTCAAGAAGACGTAATACAAATGCTGGAGTAAAAAGTTCATTTTCATAAACATAATATCCGTCTTCCAACTTCAGCTCGATTGCTTCAGCCATATCAGGATGGGTATATTCGATGGAAATGAATTTTGCTGTAGACTTCTTATATACAAATGGCACTAATGGGAATTTTGAGATACGAACGGAGAAAAAAGGAACATTCTCAGGGGTAATTGTCTTTACGATCAAAAGTGGATATATGGCTTCTGGTTTTTTTGTAACATATGAAATGATAGATTGAATATATCTCATAGCATATTCCGAATGACAGTCCGTGTAAAATTCGAAGAGGTCGTCACAAAAATATTTCGTGAAAAAATTCGAATATTCTTCATTGTAATTATAATATCTTGTAATACTGATATCATTTGGCGTCAACCAAAGAGAACAACACCATGTATGGTCTCTCGGGGCCATCTTGCGATTTATCATGAAGGAATATGCGGATGACACTTTATATTGAACCTCATCTACGATTGTCTTTACATTTTCATTCGAATTATATATATCAATGAAAAAGTCGGAGACTGAATTATATAATCGGCACATCTTCATAAAAGCAGTTATCAACGCCGGATAAATATATGTCTCGGTATACATCGAGATATGTTCTATAAAATTCGTTTGAGAAGACATTAAATAATATAATTTAATGTTTTTATATTGGTTACAAAATGACTTGTTGGTTTTCATTCTTTATTGTCCATTTATTATAGGTATCATAATCCATTAATCCTAGGTCATAAAATTTTTGTATTCGCTGATTAAAATTCGATGTTTTATTTCTATTTGAAATAAAAGATTTATAAATCAAAAAATCGTCGCGTTTATCTTCTCTAAAATTATAACAAAATATTCTATCTCCAAAAAATCCGAATTTTAAATTTAAATCATGTACAAGATGATATTTTGTGTGTTTAATTGCGTTTTGGTCGTGTCTTTGAATACCATTATTTATTACTTCTAAAGCACAATTAAAAAATTCAAGAGTTTTTTCAGAACACTTTATTTGAATTACTCCTATATTTTCACCATTTCCTTCTTCAAGAATAAAAGTAATATCGTTTTCTGAATATCCTAAAAAATAATCTTTTAATTCGTGACTTTTATTTTTATTAATAAAAATAGTTGCGTCAGAAAATATAATAGTTTCTCCCATATATCTTTTTATGGCATCTATAATAAGGTCGATTTTGATTGTTAATCCTATAAAATGATGTTGGTCTTTATTATCTAATTCTTTTATATCTTCTATTAGTGCGGGTTCTAAATCAAAAAACTCATTGAGTGTGTCTGAATATGCTCGTGATAAAATTGATACAATGGCGAATAAAAATATAAAAATCTCATATTAATTATACAAAAAAATATATTTATATATATTTTCTATCTAACTACTAAACCCCTCGCTACAATAGAGTTCATCGGGGAAACTAACTAATTTCTACTATCAACTACTAATAGAAGCACGCAATTTATTCTTCTTCAATATCAGAAAGCTCCTCCTCTTCGAGTTCCTCAGACAAACGCGTTTCCAAATCAGGAAGGTCATCGTCTTCTACCAAAACCGGCGTAGAAGGACGCTCCACTGATTTGACAATGTAAATGACCTTACGATGCGATTCTTCTTCGTCTTCTTCTTTAGATGGCTGTTCCTTCTTGGATTTGGTCTTCTTGACTTGTTTCGATTCCTCTGTAGGAGCCTTCACCTTTTGGGCTCTAGCTTTTTTCTTGGGCTGTTCGATTACTTGTTCCTCAGTTGAAGGTGGTTCAGGTGCCTCCTTCTTGGCTTTGGTCTTCTTCGGCTTGGTCTCTTTTACCGGCTTGGTCTCCTTTACCGGCTTGGTCTCCTTTACCGGCTTGGTCTCCTCCTCATCGGTGTCTACTACTGGTGCGGGTTCCTTCTTGGCTTTAGTCTTCTTCGGCTTGGTCTCCTTCTTTACAGGAACGACGGGTTCTACGGCTCCTCCTACAATAGAATCAGGAACAGTAGTAGCAGGGGTTACCTTCTTAGCCCTAGGCTTTTTTGCTTTGACCTCAGGAACTGTGGGTTCCACAGTATCAGGTACCTTCGGTTCAGGCTCCTCGATGACAAACTCGCGTCCGAAGACCCTAGACAGGTTAGCAATTGCTTCCTGTGCAAAGTTTCCAGCACCGAAGTTCGCATTGACTTCATCAACTATCGAAGGCAGTTCGGGTTCGACTGCGGCTTTCGATTTGCGGACACGCTTCGCAGCGGTCACAATCGCATTAGTCAATTCAATCGGAGCGACAAGGGGTTCGACAATAGGAGCGACAAGGGGAGCGACAATAGTATCAGTGTTCATTGTTGTTATTCGTTGTGTGTATCGGGGAGAGGTGCTTCTAATCCATTCCAAAAAAAGCAAATCAATTTTTTGCATCTGTTCTCCATTCTTCCTCCATTCTTAAATTTCTATTTATCCTCTTGATATAATTACATAAGTAAATATATCAATAATATATCAATAATATATAAATAAATGTCATATAATCAGGAATTTGCTAATTTATTATCAAGATTATCAGTTGTTATGGCGAATATAGGAGAGCATATGAGGTCGAAGGCCTATAAGAAAGCCGAGGAAACCATC